ATAGAATGCGTCGTTTAGCTGGAATAAAATAATCATAATTTATAAAAAAAAGGAGGTGATTTAAAATGTCTAGTATTATCGAAAGATTGACCGAAGGTATGGTCAATCGTGATATGCGAGCAGAAGGCTCAGCTCTTCTTTCTAAATGGGAGAAGACCGGTCTTTTGGAGGGCCTTAGTGGAGACACTAAGCGCAACTCTATGGCTCGCTTGCTTGAAAACCAAGCAAAAGAACTACTTCGCGAGACTTCAACTATGCAAGGTGGAGATGTCGAGGGCTTTGCGGCCGTCGCGTTCCCCATTGTTCGTCGTGTTTTCGCTGGTCTGATCGCAAACGAACTCGTTTCCGTTCAACCAATGAGTCTGCCAAGCGGTCTCATTTTCTTCCTCGACTTTACCGTTTCTGATAACGGTGCAGGTCTCCCACGCCTTGGCTATGGTGGCGATGGAAACCCCGCAGTCGAAGGGTCCCTTTACGGTGGTAACGTCGTAGGTGCCCAATTGACTGGTGGTGTTGATCTAGCAACTACCAACGCTGAGAAGGGTCCGTATAACCTGAACAACGGTTATGCGTCTCCAACTGGCTCTGGTCAACTTGGCGTCATTACATTCCTTAGTTCTAGTGTCTACAGCGCTTCTGCTGGTGATATTCCGAACCTATGTGAGTATGATCCTGAGCTTGAGTCGCAGTCTGGTACTGCTACTGTTGCTATTGGTACTATCGATCTTAGTCAACTGAGTGACTTTGATGCCTCTAATGGTAACCGTGATCTGAACGCTGTTATTCTTTCAGGTGCTAACGGTAACGCTGGTTTCGGTAAGGTTTATTCAACCGGATCCGTCACTGGTGCCGGCGTGCAGTTGAAGCGTCTTACTCGTATTACGGGTTCTGGTGCCACAACTCATGCACTTATCGTTGTTGCGTCTTATGATGGTAGCACAACTGCTGTGGCCCTCGCTAAAGCTCTCAGTGGTTCTACTGGTGACGACACCGCCGGCGCAGGTACCGCAGGTACTCTGATGTCTGGTTCTTGGCCAATCGTTGACGACTTTGTCGCCGGCGGTGCTCTCGGTTCTGTGATCGGTGACGATCCTTGGGGCCTTGAAAACAACCCGAACATCCCAGAAATTGACATCAAGGTCGATTCCGTGGCTGTGACGGCTGTGACCAAGAAGCTTAAGGCTAAGTGGACTCCGGAGTTAGGTCAAGACCTTAACGCCTACCACAACCTTGATGCTGAGGTTGAGTTGACAAGTATCCTTTCGGAGCAAGTTGCTCTCGAAATCGATCAAGAGATCCTTGAGGATCTAATCCGCGGTTCTCGTGCCGGTACTAAGTACTGGGCTCGTTCACCGGGTCTCTTTGTCAACCGTGACACAGGCGCTGAAATTGGTGCTACTACTAAGGCTCCCGATTTCACCGGTACTGTATCGGAGTGGTATGAGACTCTCGTTGAAACAATTAACGATGTTTCTGCTGCAATTCACCGCAAGACTCTGCGTGGTGGTGCTAACTTTATCGTCTGTGGACCTGAAGTTGCCAACATCCTTGAGTTCACTGCTGGCTTCCGTGCTTCCGTCACTAGTGACGACGAGCGTGGCTCCATCGGCGCTGTGAAGGTCGGAGCACTTACCAAGAAGTTCGACGTATACGTTGATCCATACTTCCTGCGTAACTTGGTGCTCGTCGGCCGTCGCGGATCCTCTTTCCTTGAAAGCGGATATGTGTACGCTCCGTACGTCCCACTGCAAACCACACCAACTATCTTCGGACCAGAAGACTTCGTGCCTCGCAAGGGCGTGATGACTCGGTACGCTAAGAAGATGGTGCGTCCCGATATGTACGGCCTTGTCGTTATTCGCGGCATGATCGGTGAGAGTGGCGGATCCTGATAAATAATCAGTAACGCTGACTTTAAAAGAGTCCCCTCGTTTCGGCGAGGGGGCTTTTTATTTTGGAAGAAAAAGTAAAAATGCTGATCTGTCAGATTTTTTCGCCGGTAAATTTTTGAGATTTTCACTTTTGTTGGAGACGAAACTATTTACTAGGTACCTTACACATATAGGAGAATATATCATGGGTAAAAAATGGAAACGTATTTTAAGACTGAGAAGAAACGCTGCACACGAGGCAGTCGAAGAAGCCCCAGCACCAACTCCAGCTAAAGTGGCCACCAAGGCCCCTGAAGTTGTGGTTGAGGAAAGCGAAGAAACCGTAGCGGAAGAAGTTGTTGCTGAAACTCCCAAGCTTTCTAAGGCCAAAAAGCCTACCACCTCAGCTAAAGCCACGAAGAAGCCCAAGTCTTCAAAAACTACCAAAAGCAAGTAACCAACAGAGGAGGGTTGATGAGTGCCTACAAACTTAAATCCATTATCAACTACTAGCGCGGTTGTACTGACCTCGACAGGGTCCACCACGGATGTTTCAGGCGCGTGTCCCTTCGGGATCTATACAGCCTCTGCTGGTTTTATTAGCGGTGCGGTGGATCAAGTTGCGTACGTCTATAAGAAACTAGGCGGTGACGTAGTAGATATTGAGATTACGACAGCAAATGTCTATGCAGCCTACGAAGAAGCTGTATTAGAATATTCGTTCATTGTTAATCTTCATCAAGGAAAGAATGTCCTGTCAACGGCCCTGGGTAACACTACCGGGACTTTTGACCACGACGGAACCCTTCTGACCGGACCCTCTGGTTCTAATCTGAAATATCCGCGCTTTCAGGCTTCATATGCAAGCAAAGTTGCAGATGGGATGGCGTCGGTTGGCGGATTCGGCGGCACATTGCCTCAGTATTCAGCATCTTTTACTCCCGTTGCGAAACAGCAGGATTATGATTTGCAGGAAATCATCAGTGCTGCCTCTACGAGCGGTGTAGACGATCAAGGTAACGCCGTTCCTTATTCTGGCAAGGTGGATGGCAAGAGAGTGGTGATTACAAAGGTGTTTTATAAGACTCCGCGTGCTATGTGGCGTTTTTTCGGGTATTACGGAGGAATTGGCGTTGTGGGCAATATGAGTACATATGGCCAATTTGCCGACGACTCTACTTTCGAAATGATTCCCACATGGCAGAACAAACTGCAGGCGATCATGTATGAAGACAACATCTTTACCCGCACTTCTCATTATTCATATGAACTAATTGATAATAAGCTACGCCTTTTCCCCGAACCGGGCCATTGGGACTTCACTGAGCTTGATAGCATGTGGGTGAAGTTCTATGTCCAAGATCTGGATGTATTTGCGTCCAACTCCGCTTATAAAGATGGAGTGGATGGGGTTAATAATATGAACACCCTTCCTTTCGACAACATTCCCTATGCCAATATCAATGCCATTGGTAAACAGTGGGTGAGAAAGTATTGTCTGGCGTTGTGTAAAGAGATGTTGGCTCAAATCAGAGGAAAGTTCACCACATTGCCTATTCCGGGCGAGAGTGTGACTCTAAATCATCAAGAACTTTTAAGCCAAGCCAAAGATGAGCAACAGCAACTGAAAGATAAGCTATCGGAGATGCTCAAAGAGACAGAATACAAAGAGTTGGTCAAATACGATTCAGAATCGGCCGATGCTACTCAGAATGTGTTTAAAAACTCTCCTTTACCGATTTTTGTGGGGTAGATTAAATGTCAAACGAATGGGAAAGACCGAAATCGCCACCACCGCCCCTCTTCTTGGGAAAGAAAGAGCGCGATCTTGTAAAGCAGGTCAACGACGAACTTATCGAGAAGGTCATCGGACAACAGCTTTTATACTATCCTATCGATTTGGAAGCTACCGATTTCCATGGACTGTACGGAGAAGCGATTGAAAAGACCTACTTACCCCCAGTTCGTATTTATGCACTTGTGGAGTTTAACGAAGAAGCAACGTCTTACCTCTCTGGGGTAGGAGTTGACTCGGATTCAATAGTTACGGTGCACTTTCACAAAAGACGCCTGACCGAAGATCAGGACTTATTTGTCCGCGAGGGCGATTTTATTTTATATGGTAAAATATACTATGAGATAGTTAAATTGTCTGAGCCTCGTAAGTTATTTGGTCAGGTTGACCACACTTTTGAGATAACAGCCACATGCCGACGCGCTAGAAAGGGATTATTTGATGCTACCTGATGATTTTGACTTCGCCCAGTTACCAGTGGGTGCTACCGACACCACTTTAGAAGAGATAGGGATGCTTGCCTCCACTATCGAGACAATTGACTATGCAATTACTTCCTGGATCAAGGAAGATCTAGATTTGAGCGCCAAAACCAATGCCGGCTACACTAACGTGCCTGTTTTTTGGCAAACTCCCGAGCGCGCATATCAAATAAAAGCCAAACGTGAACTCCGCGACACCCAAGGCTCGCTGATTCTGCCGGTTTTAAGTATTGAGCGCACTGGAATCACCAAAGACCCAGAAAGAAAAGGGAGCTATCAGGCCCATATTTATGAACAGGGCGAAAACGGCCGCACTGGTCGCATGGTTATTGCCCGCAAGATTAAACAAGACAAAACGCGTAACTTTGCGGTTGCAGACGGAACGCGCACCAATAATGGTGGTGTCCTACAGAACTATTATCCCCGTATAAACAAAAAAGTTGTTATTCAGAGCTTGTCAATCCCAATCCCTGTATATGTAAACGTGGAATACAAGATTCTTATTAAAACGGAATATCAGGAACAGATGAATCAGATAGTACAGCCTTTTATGACCCGAACTGGTCAAATCAACTCATTCCTGCTTAGAAGAAATGGACATATTTATGAAGCATTCATCGATCAGAACTTTACTCACTCCAACAACATTGCCGACTTGGGAGATGACCTTAGAGTGTTCGAAACAACTATCAACATCAGGATTCTGGGATACCTCATCGGCGAAGGCGAAAATGATGATCGCCCAATCGTTAAGCTAGACGAAAGTGTAGTAGAAGTGACTTATCCGCGCGAGTCTTCTCCACTTCCGGGACAGCCGGGCTTTTTAGAAGACTAATTCAGGAAGTAAACCCTATTTTCTACTTTTGGTTCATCCTTTTGGAATCCCAAATACTATTTAAGTAATGATTGTGACGTCTTTAAGACAATTAATATTTATGAGGATTGCCGAATCATGTCAGTAAAGAAATTTAAGTTTGTCTCCCCCGGAGTTTTTATTAACGAGATTGATAACTCGTTTATCCCCCGTTCCCCAACCGATATGGGGCCGGTTGTTATTGGTCGTGCGACCACTGGATTAGCCATGCAGCCCGTAAAGGTTGAGGCATATTCCGACTTTGTTAGTATGTTCGGTGAAACCGTTCCCGGTAATGCCGGTGGCGATGTTTTCCGTAACGGACTAAACACACAGTCGCCGATTTACGGCACCTATGCGGCCAAAGCGTTCCTGAACTCAGGAATTGCACCTCTTACTTATGTCAGAACCTTGGGAGGTCAAGCCCCGGATGCCGATGCTGCTACTGGACCGTTCTTCAGCTCTGAAGCCGGCTGGCGTACCGAAAACCTGATTAACACGAATCAGGGTGGCGGCGCTTTCGGCCTGTTTGTATGGCCATCTGGTGCTTTTGCACATTCTACAGGCTCGACCCCAACTGGTCCAACGATGGTCAATGGCACGGGCAGCTTAGCTTGTATCTGGTATTTGGAAGCGGGACTGATGATGATGTCAGGAGGACTGCTTCAGTCTGCCTCTGTGGTCTTCCCCCGAGACAAAGCCGCAAATCTTGGCACTGTTGTACAATCCGATGACAACGGAATCTTCCAAGCGGTCCACCTAAACGGCGCCGGCGATGAGAAAGTATACGACTTCAGTTTAGATGATACCAGCTCTAAGTTTTTGCGTCAAACTTTCAACACCAACCCACAGCTAATGGTTTCAGGAAACTTTTATCCTACTTCTTCACGCGAATCATACTGGCTTGGAGAATCTTATGAACAGGAAGTTCGCGATGGGATTGAGGGTGCCGGCTGGGGATTAAATAAGCTGATGTACGGAGCTATTATACCTATTCACCTCAGCAGTAGCAATAGCACAAGCCCTGCAAACCGACTTGGTTCAACCTGTATCGCGCGCGAAGCTGTTACCGGCTACTTTATCGGACAAGATACGGGTCTTGCCGATGATTTCAACCCAGCGGGAACTCAAAAACTATTCCGATTGATTGGCCGCGGCCATGGATCTTGGCTCAACCAAAATGCTAAGATTTCTATTGCCAACATTCGCCAGTCAAACACAAGCACGACAGACTATGGTACTTTCTCAGTATTAATCCGCCAAATGAGCGACTCTGATAATGCAATGCAGATTCTGGAGCGCTTTGACGAATTAAGTCTTGATCCCACATCACCTAACTATATTGCTCGTAAAATGGGCGATCGCTTTTTATCATGGGACGACACCGAAAAGAGACTTAAAGAATACGGCGAATACCCGAACCAATCTAAATACGTTTACGTAGATATGAATGGAGATGTTGCCGCCGGCGCAACCGGTCTTGAAAAGCTTCTGCCTTTTGGTTACTACGGTCCTCCTAAGTGGTCCGATATTCCAAAGGTTCTGGTAGCGACGAGCGCATCGATACTGGCCCCCTCCGGTCCCGCTGACGGTTTTATTACCCTCGCCAGCGGCTCAAGTGTTGCAACATGTGCGTTCTCTAATACATTTACCCTGTCCGGCGCATTGAACGATGTTTGCTCTACGATGTTAACGTTCCCCTCGGTTCGTCTACGCAATTCCGCGTCAGACGGCGGTATCACGGATCCTCGCAAAGCGTTCTTCGGATTCTCACCAACGCGTTCATCGGGATCGGCAAAATACGACCCAAGTTGCGGCAATGTTCAAGATTTATTGAGCAGCCAGTTCTCCGCGTTGGCGGACAACTCCGAGGTAAGCCTCACCGGCATCGACGGATTTGCTTACATTTTCACGATGGATAACTTACAAGCGGACCCGACGGTCACAAGTACTCAGATGCGCTATACATCAGGCTCCCGTAGCGACAACAAGTCCTACACAGCGATGTCTGGTGGTTATGTCAAGCTCCTTGATGCTGGATACGATTCTTTCACTGCTCCGTTCTGGGGTGGTTTCGATGGCTTCGATATCAAGCTTCCAGATCCCTTATATAACAAGGGAATGAGCGCCGCGGCAACTGTGAAAAACAGCGCTGCTTACTACACTCTCAAGCGCGCCATCGATACTGTGGCTGATCCTGAAGCGGTCGAGATGAATCTTCTCGCTGCACCGGGCCTCACCAATATTTCACTCACACAGCAAATGGTTGACGTTTGTGAATCCCGCGCCGATACAATGGCGCTTATTGATCTACCAGATGTATACATCCCGGTTGCAGAAGAATACAAGTCCTCTGCATCTGATCGCATTGGAACCACTCCACAAGCCGCGGCCACAGCGCTGCGAGATCGCGGGATTGATTCCTCCTATGGCTGTACTTTCTACCCATGGGTTCAGACACGTGACGCCACTAACGGCGCCGCAGTGTGGCTTCCGCCAAGCGCAGCTATGTTAGGTGTCCTTGCAAGTTCGCAGAAGAAAGCTCAACTTTGGTTCGCTCCTGCTGGTTTCAACCGCGGCGGCCTTTCCGAAGGCGCAGCTGGAATCCCAGTAGCGGCAGTTACCGAGAAGCTCACCTCGAAAGAACGCGATCTCTTATACGAAGCAAACATCAACCCGATTGCCTCCTTCCCATCTAGCGGAATTGTGGTCTTCGGCCAGAAAACACTTCAACAAAGACAATCTGCGCTAGATAGAATCAATGTGCGACGTCTGGTGATTTACTTGAAGAAGCAAATCTCGGTCATCTCCACTAAGATTCTTTTTGAACAGAATGTCCAAACTACATGGAACCGCTTCATCGGCCTCGTTGAGCCGTTCCTTGCGAATGTTAAGAGTAACTTCGGTATCTCTGATTACAAGTTGATTCTTGATTCATCAACTACAACCCCCGATCTTATTGATCAAAATATCATGTATGCAAAGATTATGGTTAAACCAGCGCGCTCGATTGAATATATTGCAATCGACTTCGTAGTTGCCTCAACCGGCGCATCATTTGATGACTAAAAAAAATCTGAACACTATTTAGAAATGAACATAGGAGCCATTTAAAATGCCATTCTGGTCAGACAACTTTGCCGAAAGCACACAACTCAAAGATCCTAAGCGCCAGTTTAGGTTCAAGATCGAATTTACAGGAATCAGCGCACCCCAAGGAGGATCTCTCATGTGGTACGCTAAGACCGTCAACAAACCTGCGTTTACTATTG